ATATTTCCGCGTTCACTGGTTTTCAAGGGGGTGTCAATTATGGCGGTAGACAAAAACCTCGCTGAGCTGCAATCACAAGCGGAGTTTCAGCGCAAAACGCTAGAGCAACGGCGCAACGATTTAGTCAATGAGCCGTTCGTTGTTGAATACGACAACGGCGGCGGTCAGGTTGGCACGAAGGAAAACCCTGAGTGGACAGCATACGAGAAACTACTGAAGAGCTACCACGCCACGCTTCGAGCTATCGCCGCTCAAACAAACGGCAAGGCCAGCGAGAAGCAAACGGGCATCGGCTCGCCGCTCAAGAATTTCCGTGGCAAGTACAACAATCTAGAGGTGATAAAGAGTGCGTAAAGGCTCAACTGAGCCGCGTGTCTTCACGCCTGAGAAACGAGAGCTAACGCCTGAAACATCGCTCGGTTTCGCTGTTGTTGACTTTGCTCAAGATGTGTTGTTGGTCGATTTGCTACCGTGGCAAAAATGGCTGTTCATTCATGCGCTCGAAATCGAGGGCAATCTTGACGGCGAGTGGAGTTTTCGTTTCCGTACCGTTCTCGTTCTCGTTGCGCGTCAACAGGGAAAGACAATGATGAGCGAAATACTCGCTCTTTTCTTTTTGTATGCGCTTGGCGTTAACTTGATAATCGGCACGTCTACAAACCTCGACGCAGCCGAAGAAGTGTGGGACGGCGTTGTTGACATTGCGGAAAGCAACGACGAACTAGCCGAAGAAATCGAGGACATTAAGCGTTCGAGCGGTCGAAAGACAATCACGCTCTCCAGGCGTAGGCGTTACAGGATAACGGCGGCGAACAGAAAAGGCGCACGCGGCAAGTCGGGCGATTTGATTCTTCTTGACGAGCTGCGCGAGCATCAAGATTTTTCCGCGTGGTCGGCTGTCACCAAAACGACGATGGCGCGTCCTAACGCTCTAGTTTGGTGTATGTCGAACGCTGGCGATGGTTCAAGCGTAGTGCTCCGCAATTTACGTATGAAAGCGCACGCGAGAATCGGTGACCCTGACGGCATAAACTCAAGTCTCGGCTCATCTGCCGTGGACATGGAAGAACTTGAAGACTTCGATGATGACACGCTCGGCATTTTCGAGTGGTCAGCTCATCCGAACGCGAAAGTTACCGATCGTGACGAGTGGGCGCTTGCTAACCCGTCGCTTGGCTATGGTTTCGTAACTGAGCGGTCATTGGCTAGTGCTTGCGCAACTGACCCAGCGGATGAATTCAAGACCGAGTGCCTGTGCCAATGGGTGACAGCGGCAGTAACGCCACCGTTCCCAATCGGCGCATGGGAAAAAGGCCAGGACAACGATTCTCAGATAGCGCCTGACTCTCCGCTTTGGTGGGGCGTTGACGTGAGCGACGATAGAAACCGCTCATCGATTGCCGTTTGCGGTATGAGAGCAGACAGGACATGGCACGCCGAGCTGGTAGAGTACCGCGTCGGCGTTGGGTGGCTGCAAGGCTGGTTTGCCGAGCGTGCTCAGAAGTACAACGGTATGCGCGTCGCTCTTCAAGTGAAGGGTTCTCCCGTCGCTGCGATGGCTGACATTATCGGAGCCGTCGACGGCGTGGAGATTGTTCCTTGCCAGGGTGCAGACGTTGCTGGTTGGTGCGGTCGGTTATGGGACGCGGTGGCAGCTTGCGACGATGCTGGCAACTCCGACTCTGTGCCAGTTTTCCATCGCTCGCAACCTGCGCTCGACCTTGCCGCTAACATCGCAGCAACGCGACCGCTGGGTGATGGCGCGTGGGCATGGGACAGAAAGAAATCGCTAGAGGATATTTCTCCGCTCGTGGCTGTAACAATGGCACACGGCGCTGCTACATCGGTCGAGAAGGTCAAGAGAAGCGCATACGAGGACGGCGCTGATCTTCTCATTCTGTAAGGGGGTTTCATGGGCGTTCTCGATTTTCTCCGTCCGAGGTACACGGTCGAACGCACTGTGTACATCAACGGGGAATCGGTAAAAGGCATGAGCGCGTCAAGGCTCTACGAGACGCAGCCGGCATTGCGAAGCGTCGTTTCGTTTCTGGCTGACAACATCGCAGGGTTACCGCTCAAGTGCTACACGCGCAAACCAGACGGGGGGCGCGAGCGTGACCGCGACTCGATTCTTGCGCGAACACTTCAAAACCCGAACGAGTGGAGCACTGGTCACGAACTGATACGCGCAACCGTGAGCGAGTACCTGCTGCATGAGGACTCGCTGTGGCTGACCGTTCCGAGTCAAGACGGCTGGACAATCGCCGTCATACCTCACGACTGGATTACTCCTAAGACCCGCGACGGCTTGGAAGTGGACTACATCAAAGTCAAATCTAGCTTCATGGGTGGCGAGGTCAGGCTGAAACCAGAGGACTACATCAGATTTGTAGGCTGGTCACCATACGGCAGCGCATCGAGTTCAAGCAGAATCGAATCGCTCAAGCAGATTCTGAGCGAGCAGATTAGCGCGTGGAACTTCAGAAACGGCGTTTGGAAGAATGGCGGCAGGGTCACCCAATGGATTAGCCGTCCTGCCGATACTCCGTGGGGTGAAGGTGCACGCGATAGGTTCGCTAAATCGTGGAAAAACAAGTTCTCTAGCGATAAGGGAACCGACACGGGCGGTACTCCGCTACTCGAAGACGGTATGCGGCTTGAAACCACGACCTTTAACGCACGCGAAGCGCAATGGGTCGAAGCTACCAAGCTATCGCGCGAGGACGTTTGCGCGGTGTACCACGTCAATCCTGGTCTGATCTACCACACGGACGCGACCACGTATGCGAGCGCGAAGGACAATGCACGTGCTCTGTACTCGGACACGCTGGCACCGATTCTCGACATGCTCGAAGAGCGCATCAACGCTTTTCTCGTTCCGCGTCTCGGACTCGATAACACGCACTATTGCGAGTTCGACCTTGACGCTAAGCTGCAAGGCTCGTTTGAAGAGCGAGCACAGGTCATGCAGTCAAGCGTCGGCGCTCCGTGGATGACGCGCAACGAAGCACGCGCGATGCTGAATTTGCCAGCGATTGACGGCGGTGATGAGCTAGTGACGCCGCTCAATGTGATAACAGGTGGACAAGCAGCACCGAACGACGTGGACGGCGTAGAAAGCGGCTACAACGCCGCCGTTGTCCACTCTAAGGCCACAGACGGCATCCGCATAAAGTCGAAACCTGACGATGACGATGCAAAGGAAATCGCGTCCACTCTCCGAAAGTTCTTCAAGCGCCAAGCGCGTTCCGTCAGTCAGCGGATAGCAAAGAAGGATTACGCCGACTGGTGGAACGCCGAGCGATGGGATCGAGAGTTAGCCGATGACCTGACGCCGATATTCCAACGGCAGGCCACAAGGCGCGGCAGGCAAGCGGTGGACGATGCGAACTTGCGCGGCGAGTTCGATTCCGACCGCATCGAGGAATACATCAAGGCGATGGCACGTGGAAAGTCGCAGGCCATCAACAACGTCACGTACCGCCAACTGAAAGCAGCCATCGACGGCGATTTCGAGGACGAGGACGCGCTAGGCGCAACCGTTGACGGCGTTTTTGAGAAAGCCGAGACGCAACGTGCGGATACGTCGGCTCGATCGTTCGCCACGGCTGTTGCTGGTTTCGCAATCCTCGAAGCTTGCAGGCAGCGCGGCGGTGGACGGCAGATGATGAAGACGTGGATAGTCACGTCCGGCAATCCACGCGCCGAACATGCCGCGATGGACGGCGAGACCGTGCCGTATGACGATGAATTCAGCAACGGCGCGAAGTTCCCTGGTGACCAAGTGCTGACTCCCGAGGAATCGTGCAATTGCCAGTGTCAGGTTGAGATTTACATACCGTAACTAAAACGTCTCTAAAACGTCCCTTTTCCGTACAGCCGCCATCGAGCGGCTTTTTTAATGCCCGAAAGGAGCTAGGTAATGCATCAGACAAAAGCCTGCATCAAGTCAGAGCTTAAAGAGGACGGCGGCACCGTTAAAGGCTATGCGTCCACGTTCGACCGCGACCCTGACGCATACGGCGATGTGGTAGCCGTTGGCGCGTTCGCGAAATCGCTTGAACGCTGGAAGTCGCTCAACGAACAAGGAAAGTACATCCCGCTTTTGTGGGGTCATGACACGAACGACCCGCAATCGAATATCGGGCGCGTGGTGGACGCCTACGAGGACGAGCGCGGCCTGTTCATCGAAGCCGAGTTCGACGCCGACAACGAGAAAGCGCAATACGTGCGCAAGCTCGTGCAGGAAGGGCGCGTCTACCAGTTCAGCTTCGCGTTCGAAATCATCGACCAGGGCGCTACCACGCTTGAAAACGGCGTGAAAGCAAACGAGCTGCGTGAACTTGAAATCTTCGAAGTGTCGCTTGTTCAGATTCCCGCGAACCAGCACGCGACCGTCGAGGAAATCAAAGCGGTGGACGCTGCCGAGCTGATGAAGCAGGCAGCAGCCGAAATCAAAGCAGGCCGTCGAAATTCGGCCAAGGACGCCGACGAGCTGCGTAGTATCGCAGATTTGGCGTCGCAAATCCAATCAGTCGTTAACGGCCTTTTGGCCGATGACGAGTCCGACGAGACAGACGAAGTGACAGATGGCGAGTCGAACGACGAGGGCCAGAAGTCGCAGGCGGAGTTCGTGGACGCATACCGCAATGCAATCAAAGCAATGATCTAAGGAGAATCATTATGGAGAAGATGAACGAACTGATGGGGCAGCTCGAAGCCGCAGAGACTGTCGAGGAAATCAACGAAATCAAGGCCGCTATCGATGCCGAGAAGTCGCGTCAGGCCGTTATCGCCGAGAAGTCGGCCATCCTCGATTCGTTCAAGGGCGCAGAGCGTGACGTTAAGGGCATCGAGGTTTGCAAGACGCTGGGCGATTTCGCCGTTAAGAACCTCGTCCTCGATGCGCTGCGTGCAGGTGATGCCAAGTCTGCTGGCACAAACTACGGTTTCAAGGCCGCGACCAGCGCACACACCTCCACGCCGATTGAATACCTTGACCAGAACGTTGTGGACGTTGTTTCGCAGCGCAACCTTGCGATTCGTTCGCTGTTCGGCGCTGAGTCTATTTCTGGTACGTCGCTCAAGTATTTCGTGCTTGGAGCGACCGAGGGCGCACCGACCACCGTTGCCGAGAACGCGCAGAAGCCGCAGTTCCACGTTCCCTATGAGCCGAAGACGGCGAGCCTGCAAAAGATCGCTGGCTGGTACTACGAGACTGATGAGCTGATTGAGGATAACGCATTCCTCAAGTCCAGCATCGACAATCGCGGCCTGTTCGAACTTGACCAGGCCATCGAGAGCTACCTGATGACCACGCTTCTTGCAACGTCGGGCATCCAGACGCTCTCCCCTGCTGGCTCTGCGCTGAGCGCCGATGACGTGTTCAAGGCGATGATGAACGTCAAGAGCGCCACGAACTACGACGCCGATGCAATCGTCATCAACCCGACCGATTATCAGGCTCTGCGTCTTGCGAAGGACAGCAACCTTCAGTATTACGGCGGCGGCTACTTCTACGGCGCATATGGCAACACGGCTAATTCGCAGCAGCCGAACCTTTGGGGCATCAACACCGTCGTTACCACGGCTGTCAGCGCCGGCACCGTTCTCGTGGGCGCGTTCCGTCCGGGCGCGTCGGTCGTTACCAAGCAGGGTGACGGCGTGCGCGTCGAGGTCGTGACTGGTGACCACGATGACCGCACGAACAACCGCGTTACCGTGATCGTGGAAGAGCGCCTTATGCTCGCGACCCGCATCCCGAGCGCGTTCGTTAAGGTTTCCGCTTAATCTCGGTTCTGCAAGCATGGCGGGGGTTTCGGCTCCCGCCTTTTCTTTTAAGGAGGTCAACCAATGTTGAAGGTTTACCGCTACAACGGTTTGACTTTCCAATTCGAAGAGGGCGAGCAGCCTGCTGGCGCTGTTGAGGTCAAACAGGCGAAGCCCGAAACGAAAGAAGTCAAACCGACGAACAAGGCACGCACGCCACGAGCCAAGAAGGGCGAGTAATGGCGGCGGTGGTAACGCCCTGGGGGTACACCGTCGAAGAATTGCCGCCGATTATCTCGGTAGCTGAGTTCCGCGTGCTGTGTCAGGGTCTATCGTCCACGGTCACGCAGCTAGAAGCGGTTCTGAGCGCCGTCAGCGCGGCGATACGCGATCATTGCGGCTGGCACGTCGCGCCGTCGCTCGAATGCGCGTACACGGGGCATGGCGATGGCGAATTGCTCATGTTGCCCGCAATGGGCGTTACATCGGTGGACAGCCTGAGTGTGAACGGCGAAACCGTGACCGATTACGAGTGGACGGCGGCGGGTATGGTGCGCCTTGTTTCGTCCACGTTTCCTGATAGCTGGCGTTCGGTCGAATGCGCCTATACGGCGGGTTTCGCGGCTAGCTCAATCGGGCAGGTTGCCGCTCAAATCGCGTCTAACGTGCTCGTTGCGGCTCCTGGCGTGGCGAGCGAACGCGCTGGTAATGTCTCGGTTACGTATAACCAAACGGGCGCGGGTATCACGGGTGGCGTTTCGCTGCTTGACCGCGATAAGGAATTGCTAGCGCCGTACAAGCTGGCGCGTGCGTGGTGATGCCGTTATGCTGCCTAGTTTTTGCAGAAGCGAAATCACAGTAAAACGGGCCAACCTGGTGGACAAGCGCGGCACAACCGTAGCCGATTGGACTAACCCGCTCACGTTCACGATTCAGGGTTGCTCCGTGCAGCCATCCACTTCCACGCGGGATTTCGACGGGCGAACACTCGGTATCAGCGAAGAGTGGACGCTGTACGCGCCAACTGGGGCGAATCTAAAGGCGGGTGACCGTGTTTACTGGCAAGGTAGCGTATTCGAGATAAACGGCGCTCCTATGCCATGGGAAAGCCCCACTGGGCGAATCTCGCACGTGTTCGCACGGCTTAACGAATGGAGGGGCTAGCTATGTCCACTTCCGTTCGAATCGAGCTGTTGAGCGACGGAATACGCGAATTGCTCATGTCGCAACCGATAGCGGATGAAGGCGAGAAAGCAGCCGAGAAAATCGCCGAAACCGCTGGCGAGGGGTTCGTTGTGTTGCCAGCTCGTCAGATGGGATTCGGCGGCGGTCGCGTCGGCTATGCCGTCCACGCTGAGAGCTACGCCGCGAAGCAGGCAGAAGCCGAGGACAAGGTACTTTCTAAGGCGGTGAGTTCATGCAGGTTGTAACGCCTATCGACATTGCGGATGCGTTGCGCGTTGATTTGTCGGCGGCGGTGGACGAGTTGCGGTTCTGCTGCATACCAATACCACCCGACTTGAAACCCGGCGATGTTGTAATTGAATCGCTTGGCGGTTCGAGCGTGAGCGGCGCGTCAGACGTGTATGACGTAACGTTCGGCGTTTACGCGGTGGACGATGCCGAAGCGACGCAGGCCGCGAACATGCTAAACGGCATTGTTTCGAGCTTGCCGCTTCGAGACACGATGACGCAGTACAGCGACGTTTCGACACGAAAGCCGTATGCGGACAACGACCCGCGAGCGCCGCAATTGTCCCGTCAATCTTTCAGGGCGTCGATTATCTGCCCTGGCGAAAGAATCGAATTCTAAGGAGATAAACAATGGGTTTGAATGCGAAGAATGTTTACGCGCCTACTCCCGACCAGAGCGCCACAACTGGCGCTGTTGCAGTCGCGCCTGTTGGCACTGCGATGCCCACTGACGCACGCGCGGCACTTCCCCAAACGTGGGATGATGGCGGCTACGTGTCCGAGGACGGTCTTTCCGTCACGATCACGCGCAGCACGGAAACAATCCGCGACTGGTCGAAAGCCGCAGTCCGTACCATGTTGACCGAGTTCGCAGGGCAAATAACGCTGGCATTTTTGCAGGTGGACGAGTTCGCCGCGAAGCGCGTTTTCGGCGCGGATAACGTCACCATCGTTGCCGCCACGCGCGAGCACGGCGAGCAGATGAAGATTTCAATCGGCGCTGAGTTGCCTCCTATTGAAGCATGGTGCTTCTCGATGAAGGACAATGACGCGCGAGTTCGTGTGTGCGTCCCCCGTGGTCAGGTGACAGAAGTTAACCAGATTGATTTCAAGCCTGATGCGGGAAACATCATCGGTGGCACGATCGACACCTACGATGATGGCACGGGTCATTCTATCTATTTCCTGTACGACGACGGCGAGGTCATTGCGGGGTAACCATGTACAAGGTTGAAAAAGTAAAAGACCCTTTCGAATTCGAATCGGACGGAAAAGTCTACAGCGTTCCGCAGATTAGCGACTTGCCGCTCAAGAGGTTCAAGAAGATTCAGAAGACGGTCAGGGACGCGGATGAGAACATGCGCGAAGAGGTAGCGGTCGATGCCGTTCTCGAAGTGTTCGATGAATTCGCGCCTGGCTCCACCGACAACCTAACGTACATGCAGGCCGCGAAGCTTGTCAGCGCCTACGCGAACGGTGGAGAAGAAAGCCTGGGGGAATCCTCTCCCTCATCCGACTAGACGAAGAGACGGGCGGCGCGTTCTCGTATGACTGCATGGCCATTCTGGGATGCACATTCGAGGACGCCGCTCGCTTTTTCGGATGGGGCGAGCTTTTCAATTTCTCGAAACACCTACCAGAGACGAGCGCGGTATTTCGCGCACGCAACAAGGACGCCGCCGATTATCTTTCGCGACTCAACCAAAGCGCCATGATAGCCGACTTGATAGACAGCGTTTCGGCGCTTTGCTACATGTACGCGAAAGCGCATAACGGCAGGCCGAGGAAACCGAAGCCATATAGAAGACCGTGGCTCAAGAACACGAGCAAGAGCATCGGTTCTGATCCTATTCCGATTTCAGAATTCAACAAATGGTATTACGGAGGTGATAGCTAGTGGCAGAGGGCGTAACTGTCGCTAACGCGTTCGTTCAAGTAATGCCGTCGATGGAGGGCGCGGGAACAAGCATCACTTCCGCGCTCACTCCACAACTCACATCTGCTGGTGACAAGGCGGCTGCTGGTTTCGGTACAGCTTTTGTCGGCAAGGCTGGCGCTCTACTGAAAGCCGCAGGCGGCATTTTCGCAAGCTTCCTAGCCGTTGGCGCTATGAAAGACGCTTTCGAGAACGTCGAAGAGGGTTTCAACAATGTAAAGATAGCGACAGGCGCAACGGGCGAAGCAGCCGAACAGCTCAAAGGCGTATATCTCGACGTGTCAAAACATGTCACGGGCAGCTTCGAGGATATCGGCTCTGCCGTCGGCGAGCTGAACACGCGTTTTGGCCTGCAAGGTGACGAGCTGGAAAAGGCGTCAGAAGCCGCGATGAAATACGCGAAGGTTACCGGGCAGGACGCAACGACGGCAATTCAGGATGTTTCGCGCATGATGAACAACGCTGGCATTCCTGCCGACCAATACGCGCAAGTGCTCGACAAGCTGACTGTTGCTGGTCAAGCGGCTGGTATCGACGTTGGGAAGCTGGCAACGTCAGTGAACGACAACGCGGCGAGCTTCAAAGAAATGGGTCTGTCCACAGATGACGCTATCGCGATGTTGGCGAACTTCGAGAAAACGGGCGCTAACACGTCGGCGATTCTCGCTGGCATGAAAAAGGGCGTTGCCGAGTGGTCGAAAGAGGGCGTATCTGCGAAAGAGGGTTTCGCGCAGTTCGTCCAGGGCGTGCAGGACGGCACCGTTTCGAGCGCCGATGCAATCGACATATTCGGTGCGAGGGCAGGCGTCACGATGTACGACGCGGCACAAAAGGGACAGCTCAACTTCGAGGAAATGTACGACTCGATCGTGAACAGTTCCGATGGCGCGTTGGAGTCCGTTTACCAGTCCACGCTCACGGCACAGGAGAAATTCGATTTGCTTGGTCAAAACTTGCAAGTCGGTTTCTTCCAAATCCTAGAGCCGATAGTTGATGCGATTTTGCCATACGTCGATATTCTCATCGATGGAATCACGCAGGTTATCGATGTTTTCGTTTCTACAACCGTTCCTGTTATTGAGCAATTCATAGGATATCTGACGCCTGTAATTGATGCGGTATTGCCAGAACTTCAGCAGACTTTCGATGAGGTCATGACGGCAATTGGCGAGATAGTCGGCATGGTCTGGCCTGTTATAGAGCAGGTTATTGTTACGGTCATGGGCGTTGTTGCCCAAGTAATCAAAACGACGTGGCCAGTTATTATGACGATAATATCAACGGCGATGAATGTGGTAAAAAAGGTCATCGAAACCGTATGGCCTAGCATAGAGCGCATAATTTCGCAGGTCATGAGCACAATTGGCCAATTTATGGAGCAAAATTGGCCTAAGATATCGCAGATTATCACGTCTGCGATGGATGTTATCAAGAGCGTTATCGATACTGCGTGGCCCGTTATTGAAGCCGTTATAAGCACTGTTATGAGCGCCGTTGAGGGCGTTATTTCGACAGCATGGCCTGTTATAGAAGGGATCGTCACCACAGCCGTTGATGCTATAAAAAGCGCAATCGAGGGTATTGACAGCGTTGTCGGCGTCGTTCGCGATATCTTCGAAAGCGTTCAAAGTTTCATTGAAGACCCGATTGGCGAAGCGAAGAACTTTATCGAGGGCATCATTAACGATATCGAGAACGCCTTTGCATGGATGAACATCGATATCCCAGCGCCGAAACTTCCGCATATTAACTGGAACTGGCATGAGTTCCAGGGGCCGTTTGGTTCAATCTCAATTCCAGAGTTTACTGGCATCGACTGGTACGCCAAGGGCGGCATGGTGGACGGTGCGCAGCTCATCGGCGCGGGTGAAAAGGGCGCAGAGCTTATCTGGCCGTCGTATGACCCGTATCTCACAAAGTATGCAGACGCTATTGCTGACCGCATGGGCGGTCGCGGCGGCGTGGACATCCACGATTGCACGTTCAACGTGCGCAACGACGGCGATATTCGGCGCATCGCAAACGAATTGAATCAGCTCATCAATAGGCAGACGGTAGGAGGTTATGCGTAATGACGCTCATGTACAACGGGCATGACCTCGAAGCAATCGGCATATGCGGCGAGCCGTCGTTTGAGTTCGTGCAGTTCGTCAACAACGAGCAAGAGCTGGATAATGTCAACGGCTCCAAGGTGCTCGGAACACGAATGGGCATATCCCGCGTCACGTTCAAGTGCGCGATTTTCGGCACGGCACCAGAGCGGCGCGTGAAAATGTCCACGCTGGCAAGCTGGCTAGCGGTGGACGAGCCGAAACAGCTTATACTTCCCGATAGCCCAGGTTGGTATTACTTGGCCGTGCCTGATGGTGCGTTCGAGATTGCCGACAACATCGAACCGTGGATTTTCAAAGTCACGTTCAAGATGACCGACCCGATAGCCTACGGCGTCGAAGAGCATTACGTAGTTGTACCATACGGCGGTTCCATTACGTTCACGGTTGGCGGCACGGCACCGACGAAACCGTACTTCAACAGAACAATAGTCAGTCCAAACCAAACCACTAAGCAATGGGGCTGGCGGCTTGACAATCAAGATGTGTTCGTGCTCGATTTCGGCACGACATCAAACCGCTACATTCAGGCCGATTTCGGCGAGCGTATCTCATACGTCAACGACGTTATCAAGCTGCCGACCATAAACAGCGATTGGTTCGAACTGACACCAGGCGTGCATACCATCGAGAACCACATCGGCGGCGGTACGTCCGTGTGGCTCCGTTGGCATGAGAGGTGGTACTAATGCGGCGTTTCGTCATATACGACCACCTCGGCAACGTTGTCCGCGAGGTATCGCCCAATGATGTGTTCACGCTCACGCGGCGCGAGAAAATCAACGGCGAGCATTGTCTTGAAATCACGACAACGCAAGTGCTAGAGAAGGGCCAGCGCATCGTGTACCAGGACGGGCGCGGTTGTTGGCGCGAGTACGTAGTATCGGGCGTGGACACCGAACACGTTGCCGGAAAGACGGTGCTCGGCGTGTATTACTGCACGTGGTCATTGCAAAGCGATTTGCTCGGCGTGACGGTATCTAAAATGCCAGGTGTGCAAACACCAGTCACGGCAGCGAACGCGCTTGCTGACGCGCTGTCCACGCAGGTGCGGTGGACGGTGGGAACAGTCACCAACACCAACACGGGCGGCGCGTCCATGTACGACATGAGCGCATGGAAAGCTCTAGGCGTGCTGATCGAAAACTGGAAAGGCGAGCTGTCCACGTCGTTTGACGTCGATGTGTCGGGAAACATTACTGCACGGCGCGTCGATTACTACGCGCAGATGGGCGAGCAGACGGCAAAGCGGCGGTTCGACTTCGGCGCGGACGTTAAGTCAATCAAGCGCAAGTACGACGATGAACCGCTGTATTGCCGTGTTTCACCACGCGGCGCAGGTGAGCAGACCGCAGGCGGCGGCTATGGCCGCAAGATAACGATTGAGAGCGTGAACGACGGCAAGGATTATCTTGTCTACGCGCCTATGGTGGACGTTGCGAAGCTGCCCGATGGAAACGGTGGCTGGCAATATCCAACGGTCATAATCGAGAACAGCAATTGCAAGACGCCGACCGAGCTAAAGACGTGGGCGCAAAGCGTGTTAGAGGAATCGTGCACGCCTAAAGTTACCTACGAAATCGACGTGTACGAAGCCGCGATTGAGGGCGTGGACGCTCAAGGCGTCTCGCTCGGCGATGCTGTGCAAGTTGTTGATCGCAAGTTCGGAGCTGACGGCATACGGTTGCAGGCTCGCGTCATCGAACTGGCCGTGGACGAGCTGAACGAGCGGAACGTCACGGTCACGCTTGGTTACGTGGACGATGGCCTTGCTGGGCAGTTCGCGGATGGCGCTCGCGCGTTCTCGATGGTTACGAACCTTAGTAACACGCTGTCCACTGCACAATACGTCAAAGACCTCATCAGCCGTATGAACGATGAAATCAACGCGACGGGTGGCTACACGTATATAACGGAAGGTCAGGGCATACGCGCATACGACGTTGCCGTTACCGACCCGCTGATTGGCGCGGAAGCGTCGAAAGTCGTGGAAATCAAGGGCGGCTCGATTCGCATTGCCGATTCCAAGACCGCGCAGGGTGAATGGGAATGGAAAACCGTTTTCGTAAGTGGGCATATCGCCGCTGAATTGGTAACGGCAGTTCAAATCACGGCTGGCTATATCGGCAACGCTTCGAGTGGCAGTTATTGGGACTTAGACAATAACAATCTTCGAATCGGCACGGGCGCGGAAATCGGCAGCACGACGGCGGGAACGCTTGTTAGCGATACTGCAACAGCAAAGAGCAACGCGAGCACGGCGCTTGCGGACGCCGCCACGGCTCAGAGCACAGCGGAGGATGCTAAAAAGGTTGCTACCAACTATCTCACGTATGATTCAACCAACGGACTTGATATCGGCTATTCTGGCACGTCGGCAAAGACGCGCATCAATGGAAGCGGCATCGAAATGTTCGACGGTCAAGGCGTGTCGGCATTGTCGGCGAAGATTGAGAACAATGTCTCAACCGTGCGCGTCGGCAGGGCATCTAGTGCTGGAAATGTCGAATTGTCCTCGAAGGGTTATGTTGACCTAAAACGCGGTTCAACGATTCTCGCGCATTTCGGGTACGAGAGCGGCACAAACGCTTCGGGCGGCACGTCGATTGCGCCGTATTACGACCTCGGAACACGACGTAGCAATTCGACAATAGGCAATTATTCGGTTGTCGAAGGTGGCGGCAGCTCCACATATGACGGCGTTAGCCATACAGGCAACATTGCAACGGGATATTGCTCGCACGCGGAAGGTGTAATTACATCAGCTAAAGGATTCGGAGCACACTCAGAAGGTTTCTATACATCAGCGAAAGTTGTTGGATCCCATGCCGAAGGAAGCGGAAGTATAGCAAGCGGCACTAACTCGCATGCAGAAGGTTCAGGATGTGAAGCTAGCAACAGCCAAGCGCACGCAGAAGGTGGCTCAACAAAAGCTTCTGGCAATAGCTCGCACGCGGAAGGTAGAAATACCGAAGCTTCGGAAATGTACGCTCACGCTGAGGGCGATAGTACAAAAGCTTCTGGGCTGTGCTCACACGCGGAAGGTGGCTCAACGATTGCAAGCGGCAGATGGTCGCATGCTGGTGGATATGGAACAGTTGCTTATGGCGAATGTCAAACAGTTATAGGAAAGTACAATTCATCTAATTCAACGTCGCTTTTTATTGTCGGCAACGGAAACAGCGACAATAAACGCAACGCATTTGCTGTTGCATCAACAAGAGTAGACATGTTCACTTCCACATTTCAAGGCACAGTCTACGTCAACGGCTCTTCCGTCCACTCTTCCGACCGCCGATTGAAACGACACGAATCGTATCTCAGCGATGACGCATGCGAGATGGTGCGCAACTTAAAGCCTGTCTTGTTCACGCGAAACGGCGCTAAACACTATGGCTTCTACGCCCAAGACGTGCGGGATGTGGACGAGCACGACACGGCAACGGTCTTGGTGGACGATTACGACGAGCAGCTAGGGTTCGCTCCTTTGTCGCTCGACTATTCAGCATTAATCGCTCCTTTAGTTGCCTACGCGCAAAGCCTAGAGCGGCGAATCGAACACCTAGAATCAGTCATCGCACGGTTGGAAGGTGATGCGAAATGAACGAAGTAACCCTAACTCTCGACCTCAACAAGAAGCCGAGCAACCAGCGTGTGGTTATTAGCAAAAGCGATGTGCGAGCGCCTGTGCTCAACGTGTACGTTGCCGACAACGGCACAACGCTTAATTACGCGGGTTTGAACGGCTACACGAAGCGGCTCAAGATTCGCAATCCGAGCGGTGGACATATCAACATTGAGAATCCGTCCGTATCGTCAGACGGGCGCTTGAGTTTCGTCATGCGACCGAAACACATAGGCGCGGCACCAGGCGAGACATTCGGCTACGTCGAATTATCAAAGTCAGACCAAACACTGTCCACGGCTCGATTCGCCGTGACGATTTTAGATGAAGCGGAGGTGTAATGAACGAGCAAACAATTCAGCTCGACGTGTCAAAAGAGCCTGCGATAACGCCTGTTGTATATCTAGGCCAAGGCGACAAGAACGGCACGACTCTAAAAGCTGAACTATACGACAACGGAGTTCCATTGAACGTGTCGGGGTACAGCGTGCGATTCGAGATGCGCCTGCCCGACCACTCATCTTTTTATCGCGTGAACGGAACATTGTCCGGCAACGTCGCGACCATCACGATTGACGAAACTTACGCGGCGTCTATCACGGGCCAGACGTGCATCGCTTACGTCGTGATCTATTCGGGCAGCACGACGATATGCAGCACGAACCGCATCAACGTTATCGTGCTCGAAAGCGCGGACTACGATGCAGACCCAGCGCACGCATACGAGAGCGGCATCATTGCGGCTACCGAAGCGGCGAACGCTGCGGCGGCGTCAGCAAACAGCGCGGCGTCAAGCGCGAACAGCGCAGCGGGTAACGCAACCACGGCGGCTGGCAATGCGTCCACCCAGGCAACGGCGGCACAGACGGCGGCGGCAAGTGCTAACACGGCGGCAAGCAACGCCAACCAGCAGGCGGCGGCGGCACAGCGCAACGCTGATGCAGCGTCCACAGCAGCGACGGCGGCTAATGCGGCGGCGGTGGACACCAACGATGCTACAACGCGAGCGAATGCGGCTATTGACGCGATGGGCGATATTTCCGAGCTTGCCGTACCCCTCATGACCAAGGACACGCGCGGCGGCGCGAAGCTGGGCAATTCGCTGCAACTGGTGGACGAGCGGTTAAACGTCAAGCTGACGGCCAGCGGCAGCGGTCGAAGCGTCGCAACAGAGAGCGCGGAAGCGTTGCAATCGCTGACAGTGCACGGCGAATCCATCCAGGACGGCACGCCTACGCCTGATAACCCAGTTCCCGTGCAGGTGGTTCAAAGTGTTCAGCTTCTATCATTCACGCCTGGTACTACCACGCGTAATGGACTCACATCAACGATTAGCGAAGATGGCACATGGACTATCAGCGGAACGGCTACAGCAGACACAATCATTTACTATACGCCTCAGACCGCAATCCCAATTGTAACAGGCGATAAAGTAACACTATCTGGTATGCCAACTGAAGGTTATGGCTCGTCCGCTTGGAGAGTTGCGCTGTCTGGTTCTGGGTATTTCTCATCGCCAAATGGGACACTCACTAGTGTAAGTAGCGGGCTTCGTGGTTGTCATGTTCAAGTTAAAAACGGTTTCACGATGCCTACTGGTTGGCGAGCCACGCCAATGATGGTTCGCGGTGATACAGCTTACCCATACGTCCCTTACGGCTCAATCGGCCTGAAAGTCGGCGATACTGTCACGCCAATCGACCTGCAAGGAAATGTCCTCGCAAGCCTGTCAGACGGCACGAGGGACAGGCTGTTGGTGGATAGCGCGGGGCATAAGGTGATAGATAACACTGTTGGTCATATCGCATCGTACAACGGCGAAACGGTAGGCAATGTTTGGCTCTCAAACACCGGGCAGCTAACAACGGGCGCAGATGTTTACTACAAACTCGCAACCCACCAGCTAATCGACCTCGGCTACATCGACATGCCCGCCATCGAGAGCGGGGACGCAATCAGCGTGAGCGCGAGTATTGTGCCTGTAATAGACGCTTCGTGGTGGGAGCGCGGCGCGGGTGCGGTGGCTGATGTAGTCAAGGCAATCATGGCGGCGGTCAACGCAAAGACTAGCGAGCTTGCGGAAGCAATCGCGGACATTACCAACGGTTAGGAGATGACATGGTATCAGCAGCACGCAGACGCATCGTTTTCAAGGCGATCAAGGCGGCAATCCTCAAGGGAACGGAAATCGAGTATTGGACGTTGCGCATGTACGACCAGCAGGCGGCAGGCGTCCTCGATGACAATCAGGTCGAAGAGCTGGAAGCGTTTATTGACGCTTATTACTCCGCTCAGGAAGCCGAGGAAGCAGCCGAGGAAATGCCCGACTTGTCCACCATGACCAAGGCCGAGCTTATCGATTACGCCAACGAGCATGGCGTCGAAGTATCCGAGTCGTGGACAAAGGCCGAAATCATCGAAGCGATCAACGCCTAAGCAACCACAACAGCACGACCTTTAAGCGCCTGCCTTTACGGTGGGCGCTTTTCGTTGGAGGTGATGACAATCCAACCACTAATAGCAGCAACCGTGACGGCGCTGATATCCAGCGTTGTCGGTGCAATCGTGGGCGCACTTGTCAGCAAGATTAAGACCGTGCGCAAGGCGTCGGACGATGCGCGTCGGTCGAACGATGAGCTAAAGGAAATCATGACTCAGAACATACTCATGACATGCCGAATGGCTATCTACGACGAGCATTTCAGCGTGGACGAAAAGCTAGACGCCTATACGATATACCGCTCCAACGGGGGCAACCATCAAACGAAGAAATACATGGATAACCTCGTTGGGTCAGACGTTGACGAATACCTAGAGAAGCATAAAGGGAGGTGATAATATGTCCGATTTTTTCACTAGTAACGAGTGGCAATGGCGTCTCGTGCGAACCATCGTCCAGGGCGTTCTCGGCGTGATCGTGGCTAATCTCGATTTGCTCTTTGGTTACGTGATTCTCGACCCGTCCATGAGGGCGTTCGTCGTGGCGCTCGTTATGGCTGTTCTCAGCCCGATTATGGCGGCGATTGGCAAGGAGGATACCGATGCAGCGTAATTTAATCGCGGCGGCGCTGATGCGTCATCTGTGCGAGCACGACTGGCACGGCTACACGCAGGGCGCAGGCCGTTGGGGTGACGGTGATGGCTATTGCCCAGTGGACGTGGACGGCACGACGTATTACGTGGCGCAAGGTGACCGCGATTGTTCTAGCGCCGTCATATCGTGCTGGCAGGCCGCAGGCGTGGACGTGCAAGCGACCTACACGGGCGATATGCTGTATGGGTTCCTTTCGACTGGGCTGTTTGAGAAACGAGGTCTAGACTTCACTGCGCAACCGGGCGATATCTACCTTAACTATTCAGCTCATACGGCGATGTGCATAAGCACCGACCCTGATTTACTCGGCGAGTTTTCGATTAACGAATACGGCGGGATCGTCGGCGGTCAAGTCGGTGACCAGACAGGCTATGAAGCCTATGTCCACGGTTACTACGACTTCCCGTGGGATTGCATTCTACATTATATCGGCGATGACGGAGAGGATGACGATATGACTACGGCAGCAGACGTATGGTCTTACCGCAACAAGAACCTAGAGCAATACGACGTGTACCAGAACGTGCGCGACGGGCGCGATTACGCGAAACAGGCGTATGACAAGACCGTCGCACTCGAAAAGAAGCTTGACGCGATTTTGAAGAAGCTGTCCTAATGCGCGGTGATACCGCTCTGCTTATAGTCGTGCTGGCTATCGCGGCGCTTGGCATTGTGTTGAACTTCGCGGTCGAGCCAGTGTTTTAGCATCATGCCCCTGCCCCGTTGTGGGTGGGGGCGTTTTTTTTGTAGCCAAAATCTAGCCAATGGCATTGAATAATGCCTGATGAGACGCTTAGTCTCTAGAGTTCGATTCTCCGCGGCTCCACCATTTTCCTTTTGCACAAAAAGCCTGATGAAAAGCTGTTTTTGTTCCCGTTCGTCATTGGTTAACTTTCACGTATCTTGTTATATCTTGTTATAACTTGACCTGGGAATAACCAATAATTAGCCAATGGATAACCAATAATTAGCCAATGAAAATGTCATCTCGTAGAGTGTCCACCGAGGGGCGATAGTACCGATTAATTGTGGTCTGTATGTTGCTATGCCCGAGGATTTTAGACAGCACTTCAATTCGTCCACCAGCGGCGAGGTATGCCGTGGCAAAGCTGTGTCTCATGTTTTCCAACGTTATCGGCGGCACATCGGGGTTGTCGGCGAGAAACCGTGTCCACTGCTTGCGGGACGTGGACGGTGACAGCCGCCGACCGTGGACGCCTTTGATGAATGCGCCGTCAGTGCGCGGAATGTCCACCAGCCATGCCGATAATCGCGGGTGCATCGGTATCGTGCGCGTGGACAGCTCCGTCTTAGTCGCTTTGAGCTGTGTGCCACCATGTTCCTTTGATGCCATCACATACGCTTCTTTTATCGTTATCGTCTGCGATTCAAGGTCGATATCATCCCAATTGAGCGCGTAGCGTTCTTCTGGGCGCAATCCCTGGTACACGCCGAGCATAACCACGCGCTGGACGCTCTGTGACGCTCTCTGTGACACGATAGCGGCGAAATCGTCTATTTGGTCGAACGTGGTCAATACAAGGCCGTTATCGCGTTTCCGTCCGTCTGGCGGCATCGAGAATTTAGCCGTTGCCGGGTTCGAGATTATGAGTCCATCGCCTTTTGCTTCGTTAAGTATCGTCTTTAACGTGCCTATGGTCTTACGTGCAACTGATCGTGTCGGTATCTTATCCACCATGCGCTGTATCATCTTGCGGTTGATATCGCGTATGTCCACGTTGCCGAGGTTCGGCTTTATGCGCTTGTCTATTTCGATGATGTAGGTGTCAAGGGATGTAGCCGCCAACCTGCCACGTGCGACAGGCCAGTAATGATGGTCGATGTACTGCGATAGCGTCATCTTTCCAGAGCGGCCGCGCATGGCGTCGCGTTCGGCTATCATCTTCGATTCTTCGAGCTGGGCGGCGCGTTTTGTCTTGACCGTTATGCATCGGCGGTCACGTGTGCCGTCTGACTTGAAACCCATGTAGCATCGCACGTCGTAAACGGTTGTGCCGTCTTTGAGTTGTCGCGGAGTGATTGACATGGTTACTGACCGTTTGCGAAATCGCGCAAGCCCGTCAGTACGGCGTGCTTGCCCTTGGTGGACAGCGAGCGGTAACAGGCTAGCAGTTCGTGTTCATCGTCGGCCAGTTCGTTATCATCGGGCAAATCGACAACTGCGTAATTCACCGATGAAACGCCAAGAAGGAAATCAACCGTCGTATCGTATTTAATAGCGATTTCTCGAAGCTGTTCTCCGTTCATCATGCCTTGCCCTTGTTCCCATTTCTTGTAAGTGGACAAGCTAACACCGAAGAATTTAGCCGCATCTTTCTGCGTGAACCTTCCGTTATTAAGTTCATAGTTCCTGCGAGCTTCACCGATGTTGTTTTCCATGATGCCCCCTTGTCTGTGGAGTATCCAAGATTTTACCCTATAGCGGATATTTTTTGTTGAAAAGGGTAAATTGTTGGGTATACTGTAACGCGAAGGGTAATAATCTGGTTACTCGAAAGGAGGGGACATGAAGCATCGCAACCTTGCTAGTGAGCGTATTCGCATTGGTTTGAACCAAACGAATTGCGCAAGTGAGCTAGGCGTTTCTCTAAAGCAGCTCGTGAAATACGAATCTGATTGCGGCGAAATGCCTGCTGATTTTGTCAAGCGTGCTGCTGATTATTTCGGCTGCTCTGCTGATTACCTGCTCGACATGACGGATGACCGACTGCCCAAGGTGGCTGTTTAACCCGAATCCATCACGCATATCAAGGAACGTCCACGCCTACGACGATAAATCAGGCAGGTCTGAGGGTTAAACGGCCTACATACAAAGGAAACCCCGTTCGCCTTGACAACCGCATACCATCGTCCCACGTGTACGCCATAAAGTGCCGTGACTGCTTGCGATGACCTACCAGCCGCCGAGAGAAAACGGTATATGGATGCGAGCATATTAGACGCAGTAGCACGACGGCAAGTAGCGTGTAACGATGGAGTTATAACCGAGCATCCATGCACACGTCCACTGTACGGCACGCTACAACTCCTTTCTTAGCGTGTGCCGTCCTCGGGCGCTGTCAGCGATAATCCTTCCCTCGTTCCATGCTGTTCGTTTACAGAGCTAGGCAAGGGCGGCTAGTGGGCGTGTATGTGGATGCTTGGAAGCAGTGACCGATACGACTTTAAGGAAGTGGATAGATGGCATATCCGTTATACGTATCAGCCGATGAAGCCGCTGAAATATCGGGCATCGGCTCTAAGAATTGGCGCGATTGGCTCAATTCGTCAGACCCGCCACCGCATCTGCGCATCGGCGCGAAACGACTAATTCAGCGCGACGGTATAGCGCCGTATTTGGAAAGCAAACAGGAGGTTCGACTATGACCACGAAAACAAAAGCGGCGCGGCATAGTTGCAACTACTCCACGCCAACAAAGCCCATTCGCCCGGGCGCTCTAATAATAGCACGCGAAATCATCATCGGTACAGCCTTTGCCGTTGCCCTCGTGGGGATTCCCGCGATCATGTCGGCGCTTAAATGTGCGGGGGTGTGGTGATGGTCAAGAAGAGCATCCCGCCACGCACGCAATGGGCAATCAACCGACTAATTAAAGTGGCACGTACCGAACACCTCACGTCGGTTCAGTTCGGTTTCACCGACTGCGACGGCGAGCTTGTCGGCCATGCGTCGATTCAAGATAAGGACGGCAACTGGGCGTTCTACTGGTGCGATGACGGTCAATGGTACGAACACGTAGAGGTGGACGCATGAACGGCAACAGCAACTACCCACTAGGCGTGGACGGCACGCACGATTACTTCAACGAGCCTGACGCGCCTGAATGTCCACGGTGCTATACGACGCTTGAAGCCGATTGGAACTATTGCCCGTCGTGCGGTTGGCATATCGATTGGAACGAGCTGAGAAGCGGTGATGCCAGATGACGCTTTGCAAGTACCGTCCACAGCGCATCTACGACGCGCAATTCATCTTCGAGCAGAACGACGTTAACGGGTTGCTCAAGATGACGCGCCAAATCGCCAACGAGAAGAGCGGCATTGCGCGTGCGTACTACCTCGACGCTGCAATAGCGTTCGAAACGCTCTTTCGCGACGCTGAGATATTCGGCGAAGTGGACATGTGGCGCGATTTCGTTGAGCGGTTCGATGCAAATCTTGGAGAAGAATTGAGGGGTGAATAAATGTCTATCCCAATAATCATCATGGGCGAGTCCGGCACAGGAAAGTCTACCAGCATTAGGACGTTCGGCGAGGGCGAGGTCGAGGTCATTAACACGATGGGCAAGATAATGCCGTTCTTCAAGCCGAAAGTCCATCAGGTAAACGTTCCACAGATTGCGGCAAGCCACAACAACGCGCTAAAGGTCGATATCGTGCGCAGTTGGCTCATGAAACACCATGAACACAAGGCCGTAGTCGTGGACGATGCTGGTTACCTCATAACCGAAATGTTCATGCGCTGGACGGTCGGTGACGAGAAGATGGCTGACCAGTTCGGCGTTTACAAGGAAATCGCGAATCGAATGTGGCTGTTGTTCCAGCGAGTCATCGAAGACGGTGACGTTGACCGCATCGTTTACTTCGTGTTCCACGAGGAAACCGACAACTTCGGCAAGGTCGATTTACTGACGGTCGGCAAGCTGCTGAACGAGAAGATCAAGATTCGCGGACTTGTCACGATGACGCTGCAAAGCGCAAAGGAGGGTGACCGCTACGTGTTCCACACGAACAACGGCAACCCAGCGAAATCACCGATGGGGCTGTTTGATGAAGAGACCATCGACAATGACCTCAAATTCGTTGATTCGCGTGTGCGTGAAGCGTATGGGTATGAGCCATTAAAGGCGGTGAAGATTGATGAGTGATTATGGCCGTTTCGATGACGGCATTAATGAGTGGCGCGAAGAAATGGCTAATTCTGATGATTGGCAAGAACAGCGCAAAGCGAACTACACGCCACCTAAAATGCGACACGAAAAAGCGCTTGAGTTCGTCGAGCGTGAAAGCTATCAAGGCGGCGCGTTCGCAAAATTGATGGCACAAGCTGAGTATCGTTATGAGAATGATGAAGAGTTCGACCCTGAACATGAAGCAAGACTCATCAAACGCATGATGGTGCGCAATGGCGAATGCAATAAAACAGAAGCTAAGAAGATGTTTAGCGGCGCAAACGCATCGTGGGCAACCATTCGACGTGAAATCATTTTACGTAATCCAAAGCTAGCGCAATGCATACGAATAAGGCGATGCCCAATATCAGAATTTTACAAGGGCACGTTAATCGAAGAATTAGACCTCGAAAAGAGTGCGGCAATCAACGTGGAAGATGGCGGCGATTTCGCTGCTTAAACTAAGTAGAAAGGCAACACTATGAAAATCGGAAACTGGATTACCGTGAACGCTGCTGGCATCGGTGGCAACAATTCTTTAGGCGCTGGCGGCTACGTCATGCGGATAGTGCGCGTGAAAGATCATCCCGAAGATGAGTACATCGATGTGGTCGTGGATGTGGCAGAGGGCGAGCACGCTGGCATCTACGCTGGACTTCCCGAGTCCGACGATTGGCGGCACAGCTATAGGCGCTACTACAGCGACAAGGCCGCTCAATTCTTCAAGCAATTCCTTGAAGCACTCGAAATCAGCAACCGTGGACGCTTCAACATCGCGGCATGGGAGCAGCGTTGCAATGAACAGGAGTTCGTCGGACTCGAAATTGGCGTAATCCTGCAAAAACAACTCTTTACCAAGAAGAGCGGCAAGAATGCAGGGAAGGACGGATGGCGGCTCAATTGGTTCGCGTCAGTTCCGGCGCAGGATATCCGCAACGGCGAGTTCACGGTGCCAGCGGACGATGACCAGCGCGACAAGGCTGCTACGTCCACTGCTCCGAGCGCGGGTGATATTTACAACGATATCGACCTTTAATCATGACGGTGCTGTTTGAGGATTCTCGACAAAAACCAACACAGCACATTCTCAAAAACGAGTATTTCAAGGCTGAGGGGTTCACGGTAGAACGAACGAAGTTGTACGTGGGCGATTACATGTTCCCAGGCGGCATGACTACCGTGGACACCAAGGCCGACATTTACGAGCTGGCATCCAATTTGCGGCAACAGCACGAGCGATTCAGGCGCGAGTGCGTGCGTGCGCGTGAAGCTGGATATCAGCTCGTCGTGCTTGTTGAAAACGTCGAGAAGGTGTCCACTTTATATGATCTTGCCGACTGGATAGAGCCGATGGAGCACTTCATGGCACGCAAGCGCAAATCAGGCGGCAGGGTGAAAGTTCGCTTTACTGGCACGTCGTTATACAAGACATGTAAAACAATGTCCACCAAGTACGGCGTGCGCTTTGAGTTTTGTCCACCAGAGCGTGCGGGGGCGCGGGTAATCGAGTTGTTGAAGGAGGTGGAGTATGGCAGAGACGATGCTTGATGCGGCGCTATCGTATGCAAGGCGCGGCTGGGCTGTGTTTCCACTTGCCGAGGGAACGAAGATACCGTGCATCCAGGGTGGTTTTACCCAGGCAACGACCGACGAAGAGCAAATAAGGCTGTTCTGGACTACACGACCGAACTGCAATATTGGAATCGCGACGGGCGGCATGAGTAACGGTCTGGTCGTTATTGACGTTGACTTGGACAACGACAAAGGCGAGGACGGATACATAACGCTCAAGGCATGGGAGAACGAACACGGCGAGTTGCCGGAGGGCGCTTGCGTAACCACGCCACGTGGCGGTATGCATTTGTATTTCATGAGCGACGAGCCATATTCGAGTTCCGTCAATAAAGACCTCGGAATTGATGTGAGAGCGGACGGCGGTTTCGTGGTTGCCCCGCCAAGCGTGCGCGAGGATGGGCGCTTGTACGAATGGGACTTACATTATGATGATTACGGCGTGCCACGCGCTGACGCGAACGTGAAAGCGTTCCTCGATAAAGTCCAAGAGGGCAAGTTGAGCGGCGAGAAGAAGTTCGTGCTACCCGACCACATACGCGACGGGGAACGCAACGACACGCTATTCCGATACGCTTGCAGCTTGCAGGCACATAGCGTTCCAGATGATGTGATTGTCGCAAGCGTCATGGGCGTTAACAAGACGCTGTGTGATACGCCTGTCAGTGATTCGGAGTGCGAGAAGATAGTCAATTCCGCGCTGTCAAAGCGCAAGGGGTTGTCAGACGAAGCAATCGCAGCAAAGCGCAACGTTTATAGAATGCTCGATTGCAACGACAAGGGCGCTCCGTACCAGACGATTACAAATTGCATGACGGTGCTTGCTAATGATCCATTGCTAGTCGGGCGGTTCGGCTACAACTCAATTGCTTACACAAAGACAATCGAAACGCCCGTCCCGTGGGACACGTCCAAAGGCACGCGGCAGATAAACGACGTGGACTATTCGCAGTTCGCCGCTTATCTCGAAAAGGAATACGGACTCCACAGCAAGCAGAAAGCCATTGATGCAATCGCGAACATTTGCAGTCAGAATCGCTATAACCCGATTGTCGAATGGCTCGAATCGCTGAAATGGGACGGCGAGCCGCGCACGCGTGGACTCTTGCCGCTTTTCCTCGGCGCTTATGAGACGGATTATAACACGGAGGTAATCGAGCTGTTCATGCGCGGTGCTATTGCGCGAGCTTTGCAGCCGGGAACGAAGTTCGACCATATGATTGTGTTGGTGGGTAAGCAGGGTATCGGGAAGTCCACTTTTCTTCGTCGGCTAGCTCATCAGAGCGCATGGTTCGATGACAACTTCAACACGATTGAAGGTGACAATGCGGTCGAGAAGCTTCGTGGTATGTGGATGGTCGAAATGGCCGAGCTGTTGAGCGTGAAGAAAGCAAAGGAGGTCGAAGCGGTCAAGGCATTTATCACGTCAACCGTTGACACGATTCGACCGAAGTACGCACGCGAAACCGAGCAGCGGCCGCGCGTGTGCGTGTTTGCTGGCACGACGAACGACATGGACTTTCTGAGTGACCCGACAGGCAATCGCCGATTCATACCGATTCACTGCGATGCGCAGGAGCGCCAAGAAATACTCTTTGATGACTCGTACCAAGAATTTTTCGATCAATGCTGGGCTGAGGTCTACACGCGCTGGAAAGCTGGTGAGCGTTCGCTTGTGTTGCCGGAGAAGATAGCTGTTATAGCCGACGAAATGCGAAAGACGCACACCGAGGATGACCCGCGAGTCGCACTGATTCAGACGTACCTTGATGCCAGGATGCAAAACTGCGATGACCCAGACAGCTTGAGTGCGCGTGTGTGCGTGACGGAGCTTCTTAGGGACGTGCTCGAAGAGAAGGATTACAAGAACCCGCCACGCAGACTCGTCAACGAGATTCACGCAATCATGCGCAACCAAGTCGAGGGTTTTTTGCCTTACCCGAAATCTGGCGGTAAGGCTTTGACCGCTTTTGGAGTCCAAAGATGCTATGTAATCGACCCCAAAAGTCCAAGATTTGCCGCATTACGGCAAACGAAATAGTCAATGGCAAAAATACGGCAAAGTTCGTTTGCGCTGCTCAGATTGTACGTTTTTGTCTCCTTTAACTACTTTGACCTAAATCTTTAGAAAATAAGTAAATAAAGAATAAGTTATAAAGGGATAGGTATAGGAAAAATACGGCAATCGGCAATGTTCGGCAAAACGTGAAACACGGGGACGCTCGATTAGTCGGGCGCTCTTCTTCTAACCAAATCTAGCCAAACAATCCAATATCGAGGTGAGCAGTTTTGCAGTGTCCTCATTCTTCTCCACGTACTAAAAACTTCAAGTGCGATGGACAGCCATGCTTCGAGGTCTTGGTTCGGCGCACGCGGCACAAAGACGAGGAACGCTATTGGTGCGGACACATTCACGGGTATTTCGATCCCGCCAACTTCCCGTGTCCGAAAGAGCGCGTCGAGCAGAAACATGAGCCGCCGAGGTTCAACCGTGGACGCCGCGAGCTATAAGCCGCACGCGCATAGCTGAGGTGGAAAGCGATGAAGGCAAAACCGCTTGACGACCAGCTCTCGCTCGACCTGTTCGAACGCGGCAATCCAACGTGGGATGACGTTCAAAAGGGCCGCGCACATCTCGTGGACGTTATCGAACCGTGCGACAGCAAGCAATGCATGTTCTGGCAAGGCGGTGAATGCGTTCACGTTCTTGGCAAGTACGCATTCCCGAAAAAGCGACCGAACGGCATGTGCTTGAAGCATCGAATCGTTTGGAGCGATTAGAGAACTCAGATGGCACGCAAACCCGATTCACGACTAACTAACCGAAAAACTGAATAACGCGCTTCTGTGAAAGCCACAGTAAGCCAAAACGTAAAAGAACGGAGGTTCATACGATGGCTAAACACGTGTGCACCGAAATACCCGTGGACGAACGCTTCAAAATCACCCACGTGGACACACTTAATTGGCAAGTGTTCGAATATCGGACGCTGAAGAAATCAAACAACCCGAACTTGGCAAGCCGCGAAGGGGAAAGCGACTGGATTGCGCTACCCGCTTTTTTCAGCTGCCCAGAACATGCGCTCGAGTGGCTTGCGCGTAAGAAGTTCGCTGATAGCGGCGAGATGTACGAATCGCTGCAAGATGCTGTGAAAGCGATCAAGGCGAGCAACAAGGCGCTTGTGCGCGACGTGTGCAAGGCGCTCGAAGCGGCTGATTAGGAGGTGAACGGCCTATGAGCCTGTGCGAGCATTGCGCACGCGCCACCTTCAACGGCTTCCCGCCAGAGGGTTCGCCCGAGTGGGAGGTCGGCACGGTTTATTTCTGGTGCCCGACGTTCAACACGCACCACCAGCACCGAGAATGCGAGGGACACGTCGAGGGCGAGCCGAAGCGGTTCGACAAGCGCGGAAGGGAGATGGCGAATGAGTGATTGCGCCAACGGCGGCAGGAACGTATACGACCCTTCCGTAAGGTGCGAAATCGCAATCTACCTCAACGATTATCGAGAAAAGCCGAGGTTGCACGTGTTCAACGTCGGCCCTTATGAGGTATCGCTAATCACCGTTAACGGCAAGAGGTGGATTCCCGCGCCCGATTACGAAGAGAAATGCGAGGTGTTGGATTGAGCGACAACAGACTGCGAAAAGTAGTCGAAGTGGACAAGGCCACGGGTTGCATCGTCGCTAAGTACGACTCGATCATAGACGCGACGAGCGCATCCGGCATGGGCGAAACGTCCATATTCGGCATGTGCAAGAGAAAGACGTTAGGCAACCGCTCGACGTGCTTTCGGTTTCCTGAATCCTACGATGAGCGCGAATGCATCGTCGGAAAAGCCAACAGGCCGTGTATCGTCACTGATGCGGACGGCTCAGAGCATGTCTATTGGTCGATACAAGAGATGGCCGTGAAGATGCATGTATCGGTATCGACTATCAAAGTTGCGCTTTACAAAGGCACCGTTTTACTAGGCCAATACAAGGTTCGACGTGCATCGCGTCTCGGATTTGCGGTGATGTGAAATGAACGTGATAGAGATGAAGGTCTTTCACGTCATGCCCGATATGTGGTGCAAGAGCTGCGGCCAGTTCAAGCCATACGAGCGGTTTCACTCGCTGGGGAATGGCAAGGCGTACACGTGCATGGACTGCTTCAACGCAAGGCAACGTGAGAAGAAAAGGAAGGTGGACGCATGAGCGAATCAGCAACCGAGGTTCTGCGCCGAATGCTGGACGAGCGCGGCGTGGAATGGCAAGACCATGAAGGGCCATTTCCGATTACCGCATGGGAATCCAATGACGTGATATGGGTCGCAAAGGCATACAAGACTGGCGTGTTTTCGGTTGAGACTCGACCCGTTACCCCCGAGCAGGCCATAGCCGCGACGCTGGGAGGCGAGCGCGAGAAGCGGCTGGAAAAGCTTGTCCAGAAGGCGCTCGACGAGTGCTGGTGCGACGAATGGTGGTACGAGGAAGCGATGAAGCTGGGAATGGAGGCGAATTACTGATGGGCGGGAAGCTGACCGCCGAGCAGGTGCGCGAAGCTGCTAAATCGAACTCGCGTCAATACGAATCGCCAGTTGATGATGGCGTATGGATAACAGAGTACGACTGGCAGGCAATTGCCGCGACGCTGGGTGAGCGGTACACCCGCGAGGACGTGGAGAGCGCATTCGTAAGCGGCTATTCGCTCGGCACGCTGCCAGTCGGTTCAGACCCGCAATGGGACGAGAACAGGCAGACCGTTGACGAGCATATGGCAGAACTTGGATGGGTTCGCACCGCGACGCTGGGCAAGCAGAAAGCCAAGGCGCATCCGTACGGCTACGAGCCAGATACGGGAGCATATGATTGCACGCGCTGCGAATGCGGCTGTATCAACGACATAAGCGCCACGTACTGTAACGACTGCGGCGGCGAGATTGAGATAGACGAGAACGCCGAGAAGGAAATCTACCATACTCCACGGCACTTAGTGTTCGCCGAGAAGCACGATGACGGCTCGCTTGAGTTCGGCGGTAAGCGGTACGTAGCCGCCACGCTGGGGAGCGAAATCAACGGCGATACGAGCGACGGATACCACACGTTCAACGAGCTGTACCACCATCGCGCGGTGCTGTTCAGTGTGGTAGTCGCTGCGAACAGCGGCAGGGCGTGGAAATCGAAGCTGCACCATGACGGAACGATGTACGAGGGCATGTTCATCGTCGGCATCGACACGCCCGAGGGCCAGGCAACGTACCACTACGACGTGGAGCCGTACTGGGACATGTTCTGGTGCAGGGAGCTTGAGCGAGCGCCCGAGTGGGACGGCCACACGCCAGAACAGGCAATCGAGCGCATCGGATCGCTGCGCGACGTGGTCTTCAAAGGCCCGAGGGGAAGGCGGTGAAGCGATGATTGAGTTTGACGTTGACATGGGCTACCTGCTCGAAGAGGGAGAGCTTGACTGCGTTGTCCTCAACGACGAGAACGGCGAGCACGAGCCGATGACGTTCATGCTGGGCGGCGGGGAGTGCGAGGTCGAATGCTTCGATGACGGAGTGGACGAGGGGATGGACGGCGAGTGGTTCAGTTATGCGCCGCCGAAATGGTACCTCTCGTGCGGCCACGAGGTGCAAGGCACCGAGCGACCGAATTATTGCGTCGTATGCGGAAGGGCGGTAAAGCGATGAGTTGTATGTGCGACCGATGCGTTCACGGCAGGCCCGTCCGCTGGTGGATTGGGCGATACCGCTGCGACGTGCGCGGTAAATGGCGCTTCGTCCGAGGGAAGGCGGCGTGCGCGGGATTCGAGAGGAAGGCGGTGGAGCGATGAGCATGCTAAGCGAGCAAGTCAAGGAGCTGCGCGAAGCCGCCCGTAACGTACAAGGAAATCTCGGCAGGTGCCTGTATAGGCGCAAAGACGTTGACGAGATGCAGCAGGTTAGCGGCATGCTGTTCGAAGCCGCCGACACCATCGAGAGCCTGCGGGACAGGCTGCAAGAAAGTTATGAGCAAGTTCCCGAACTGGTGAAACGCGAGAGCGAGGGCGAGCGTGAAAGTTGCGGCCCGCTCGACGTACTGCTGCGCTGCCTTGAGAACGACTACGGAATCAAGGCGAGCTGGGACGGGTTGCGCAAGCTTTGGCTAACCGAAAACGTGACCTCTGAACTGGATTATATCGAGGATAAGACCCGATGGTTCGAGCTGTTCGGCACTCCCGAACGGACGGCGCAACTGATTGCCGACAACTGCGAGTTTCTGAGCTATTGCGGCCAGTGCTGGATGCGAGCCGCGAACTGCGATGGCAATTATTCGACCGTACTCGAATGGCTGAGGGGTGATGCGTGATGTTCGATAGTGCGGTGAGCACGAAGAACGTGCAGACGGTCAACGCCGTGTCGGGTACCCTCGTAAAGTCGCACCCGAAAAGCTATTTCATGCTTGGGCACGTCAATAGCAGGAACACTGATTCGCTCATGAGAGAGTATAGCGACAAAGTCGTATTGCAAGTAATGCTCATCGGAGACATGTACCTGTTGTACGAGGTTGTAAATAAGAATGATTATGAGCTGAGGGGTGATGCGGAATGAGCATCAAGAACGAGCGTGAACGGCTTTACGAGATAGCGTCTAGCTGGCTCCAGATGGCGCATCGCAGCGCCGACAAGGGCGACTACCAGGGCGAGCGGCATGCGCTGGACTATGCGCACGAAATCGTCAAGACGCTAAGGAAGCGCGGTGGGGTGGAATGAGCGGAATGGACGATTTCAAGGGTAAGAGCATCCGTGAAAAATGCTCGTACAGCATTTGCCGCCTCCTCTATCCAAAGCGCAAGTCGATTCTCACGATGGCACCCGAATGGGACTACGGCGGCTATTCGGAGAGAACGGGATGGTACGGCGAAATCGAATGTTCGGAATGTGGTAGGCGCGTCGAATACGTTGGTGCCAAATGCGAGAAGAAAGCCGATGTTGAGCGCAAGCTACGGGAGTTGTGGCACGTGGCGAACAATGACGCGCACGCTATACGGCTGCGTGGGGAAGGAGAGGGCGAATGACCTACGAGGAATGCGAACGGCTAGTCGAAGCGTTCGAGACTGCGACACTGCTGAAGGAAAGGCTGAGCAATGACGATTCGCGCTCGATGGCTGGCAGTTGCGCCGATGCAATCGGCGAGTTCATCGCTTCGATGATGGCGCAGGCGTGGAAGGTGAGGCGCTATGACCAAGACTAAACGCCAGCTCCGCGCGGAAGCGGTGGAGCGGTTGAAACGATTGCAGGACAGAAGCCCGATATTCGATTCCGACATAGGCTCGGCGATTGCAGATGGCGGGCTTCTATCAGATGTAATCGACTTGCTTACCGACGATGACTCAATAATTCAGGAAGTTGAGTCAACTATCGAATTGTTGAGTGACGGAGCAGATAGCCGCGAGAAGCTGGAATATGACGTCAAAGAAATCTGCTGGGGCAAGAATGACAATAGGCACTTCGCCCAGAAGCGTTACCTGTCCTCGTATGGCGTCGAAGTAGACGAGGGCAACGTCATGGCGAATCACGAGGGGCACGTGCTGATGACTGTCATCATGCACCTGCTCGATCGCCAGGACGCAATCACAGAAGAAAAGACACGCTACAAATTGGTGACTGCGTCAGCCGAGGAAATCGCGGCATGGAGGTCTAAGGCCGAGAAGCTTAAAGAACAATTTTACGAGCTGACCGCCGAACGCGACATGTACCGCGAGAAGCTATCAAGGGCGCTTGACCACGCACACGAGATCGAAAGGTTAATGCCATGACACATTTACTGACATTTATGCTAGGCGGGGCCATTGGGATTATCTCGATGGCTCTTTTAGTTGCCGGAGGTGACAGATGATAATCGGAGATGTTCGGACGTTTCCAGGCGTCAAAGCCGACAAGGCGCAAGTGCTGAAAATCGGCGAAGAGTGCATGGAGGTGTTCAGCGCATGGGAAGATTGGCAATCAACGCTTGACCCTGAGCTGCTGCCGCCCCTGGTGGACGAAATCGCCGACGTAATCCAAGCGTGCTCCAATCTCGCTGCTGCATTAGGCGTGGACGATATGCGCGTCGTGATGGCTGAGTGTGAGCAGCGAAACAGGGAGCGTGGGCGGCTATGAACGTAACAGCGCACTACAACGAGCGCACGAACGTAATAACCGTGTTCTGCGAGAAATGCGGCATTCCAGCGCGAATCAGGGCGCTTGGGGAGAATATTGGCGTTGACTTCATGCCAGAGAAAGAAGTGGACGTTAAACCGAACCGTGAGCGGGGGCGTTATGAAGCTGATAGATAGCAAAGGACGCATGCAAGGCGTCTCATGCGGCCTAGTGGACAACAACGGCGCGTTCCTGTTGCTGCTCGATGACAACGTGACTAAGCATTTCAAGTTCTCTAACGAGCACGAGCTAATCGAGGACTTAATGCGCGAAGTTGAATCCAACGAATCGAAGCAGGACAGGCTGTCTGACAAGATAATCCTGTTGGAGCGTCGCGTCACCGAATGGAAGAGCAAAGCCGAGAGCCGTCAGAAGCGCATCGATTACCTCGAAGCGAAATTGCGCAAAACCACGGGGGCGATTGAATGAGACAGATTATCGAGACTTACGGCGATATCGAGACAGTAGACAACGGATACAAGCGCCAATGTTGCAAGATACGCGACCTCATAGTGTGCGCTGATTGCCGATATTCGACAGTCGAACATCACAAGGGCGATGACGAGCGGGTTTGTTGGGTTAGGAAGTCGTTTGGTGAGAAAGTTCCTGATGACGGTTACTGCCACAAAGCCAAGCCAAGGGGACAGCATGAAAACGTTTAGCAACGCCCTCATAAAGAGACTGAACAAGATATGCGAGCACATGCCATGTCGAGGTGAATGCGAGGGCATCGGATGGTGTGCGAAGGTTTGGGAAACGGAGCATAAGAATGCAGACTCTATACAGGATTCTAGGCGTGATACTGGCCGCGATGGTCGTTAGCGTGATATTCCTTGCGTTGGCGTGGGTGTTAAAGACGTTGATCGCGGCGGTGTTCTAGTGGGCGCACGAGAGCGGTTCGTTCAAACCCGCAAGGCCGTTGTCGAATTGGATGGCATCAAGGCGCTAATCATGTCTGACGGTGACGATTGGAAACCACCGGGCGTGAAAGTCCACGCAGTCAGTGACCCGACAGCATCAAGAGCCATACGCAACGTTGACGAGTGGGGCGAACAGCTTGCCGAGCTGCGAAAGCGCGAGAGCGAGTTGGAGCATTTCATCGGTACGACGCTGGCGATTATCGAAGCGGTTAGAAGTGGACTAGGCAGCGATTACGCCGACATTCTCGACAAGCGTTACATCGACTGCCTGACATGGAAACAGATGGACGTTGCGAAAAGCACTGGCAAGATGAAAGCTGCTATAGCTTTCGACTGGATAGACAGCATCGGGATAAGCAAGTTGTTAAGAGGGGAGGTTGAAGTATGAATTATCGCGAAATAGCTCTTGGACTGTACGAAGCACTCGAAGAAGCATTGGACATGCTGATGGAGTCAGAGCGATACGAAGAAGCAAAGGGCATCACGCTTGCGCTCGGCTATTACGCTGTGAAGCTGCGCGAGAACGGCGAAAGCATCAGCGAGACATTTCTCGAAGCGCTTATGAAAGACGGCGAACAATAACGATAGGCCGCTGGCATGGGCATTGCGTCTGTGTCGGCGGCTTTTCTTTTGCTTTCAAATTGTAAGCAATACGCGCATTGTTGTAGCCAAACAACTGTTTGGCCTACTTATGCTAGAATATGTCAGGGTGTGAAACTGTAACCACGCCCAGCATCGCCGCTTTCGAGCGGCTTTTTTATTGCCCACTATCCTAGGTTCACACAGTGGGCATACTGGCGCATCGTCGGCCGCTGGCGTTCTTTCATGCTACGACAGCTTCCTTCCCTCCTGCCGTTGTTTCCTCCTTTTCTCGCGCTGGCGGCTGACTTTGCTAGACGTTAGGACTTAACGCATGACACGCGACGAGCTGGTGAAGATAGTACGTGACTCGAACAGCGACACGCTCATTGCTTGCCGTATGCGTGAAGTGCTGGGGTTGTCGAAGCTTGCAAGGCGTGGACGTTCACGGCATAAGCACCGTGGCAACCGTAAGAAGTACCGAGGGATTGAGGATTGCCGTAAGCAGAAACACGGGGTCAATCTCTAGATCATAAAGGTGTTTACGGGAGTAGCTACCCGTTTACATAGGCAGAAGAAAGCCGTCATGACCGTACCCATGGCGGCTTTTGTCTTTTCTTGGGTACGGAGAATCGAAGGTACGGAAATGGCAAAAGTTCGTGATTTGTCGGGTCAGCGTTTCGGTCGGCTTGTAGCTGAATATGACACTGGCGAAAGAACAAAGCATCGGAGTGTTATCTGGCATTGTCGATGCGATTGCGGGAATGAAATAGATTCACCTGCAAGTGCTTTAGTCAGTGGGAATACATCATCATGCGGCTGCTTACGCAACGGCTACGTTGGTGGTGGTATTGGCGGCGGTAAGCCAATAGACGTTACCGGGCAGAGGTTCGGGAAACTGACAGCGATAAAACGTATTGGTTCTGACCGTTACAGATATTCATTGTGGGAATTCCAATGCGATTGTGGGAATAAATGCGTTAAGCAATTGCACAGCGTAAAGCGTGGCGAAGTTACTAGTTGTGGGTGTAATTTCAAACCATACGACCACAACAATGAACGTCTCTATCGCATGTACCACGGTATGAAAGCGCGTTGTTACAACAAAAACAACAGCGGCTATAAGTGGTATGGAGCACTTGGTGTGAAAGTATGCGATGAGTGGCTTAACGACTTTAACGTGTTTGCAGAATGGGCATTAGCGAACGGCTACGACAAAACAGCTCCAAGAGGTCGGTTCACTCTAGACAGAATAAACCCATACGGAAATTATGAGCCGTCGAATTGTCGCTGGGTTTCAATCGAAGAACAACAAAGGAATAAGCGACATGCCAGCTAAAGACCCACGTTCAACGCCACAATGGAAACGTCTGCGCAAGCAGTGCTATGAACGCGACAAGGCCGCAAACGCTGAGTGCTGGATTGGTCATCACCCGATTAACTACAACGCGAAGCCAAGCAGCACGCCAGATAGTTATGAGCCTGATCATTACTACCCAGTAGCAACTCACCCAGAACTGGCGCTGATGCCTGAGAACGTCAGGCCAGCATGTAAAGCGTGCAACAGGGCGAGACAGACAAAAGCAGGAGTGGACAACATCGGGAACCGCTCACGCACGTGGTAGGCCTGTGAAATCATAAGGCGTGGCTGAGCGCCAT